ACTGGCACTCCGGGGGTTAAACCCCCCGGAGCCTCAGCGTGTCTGTGACAGCTAGACCACAGACACACTCCGTAGCTTCGTGCGGACCGCTACGGGACGTCCTTGACGTTCCAGATGGTCCTCATTAGCGAAAGGAAGAGATCCTCTCTTAAGGAACCACTTGAGCAGAGCACCCTCACCTGACGCTTGCGATAACGGAGGCTTGGAGTATTCCACATAGGCCTTAACCATGGGCCTATGCAGATCTACATCCATAAACTCGGATTGATATCCGAGATATGAATGACGGCCCCACCCCGGAGAAGAAGGCATTACCCTGGGATACACTCCACCCAAAAGCGGAGAGATCACAGAGTCCAGCCAGAACGCAGTGTTCCAGAGACCAGCGAAGTATAACTGGTTTCTCAGGGACACAAGCGAACTCATCTCCGAAACGTCACTCCGTGAGGAAGGGAACAGGTTGCGACAACGAACGACGGAAACGTCGACGCCATCGTAATAGTCCTTTCCACAAGACTCTCTGAACTTCCCAGTCCAGAAAGACTTGTCCTTATTCACCTTGAGACCAAAAGCCTCGAGGTGTAGGATCACGGATTCGACATATTGTACGGGGACAATAATATCGTCCCCGTACACACGCACCTTTCCATGCAGGGATTTTACATCCCACATGGTTAGCGGGCGTCTTAGCTCAGACTGAATTCCAAGGAGGACGACTGTAAGGAAAGTCATAGCCTCCAACGGAAAACAGAGAGCTGAACCCATGGACGCGAACTTGGCCAAGCGGATAACTCCGTGGCCAGGCACATCAGCCTTCCGAGACCTAGTAGCATCTAAAGCACCACGTAAGTGGGGCCAGAGATGAACAAGGCCGCGTACATGCTGATTAGAGACACGATCGGATGCTTCACTCAGATCGAGTGTAGCGAGACCCTCGGAAGGGCCTCTCCGAGCCAGGACCTGGTTAGGGTCTTGATCACGGAATCCTATCAAGTTCGAAAGGAGCGAGCTCCTCTCGACCTTCTCGACCAGACTTTCAAGCAAAGCTTGCTGCATGTACTGCATGCAAGTTGGCTCGATAGCGATGATACGAGGTGACTTTAGCGTCTTCGGGACAAGAACGACTTTAACAGGCCGTTCGTCTCGGGGTTCGAGGATGTGAACGCGATCCAGGAGGATGTTGAACCTCCAATTGGGAAGAGCGTTGTCTCCGAAAGGAAACACCGACTCTAACCGTGAGGGCCACTCTATCTGATCAAACTTCTTGTTTCCAAGAAGACGATCAGCAGTTTTGCCCGGACCGTGCTTAGGGATCAGATCTCCGTCGTAGACCTCGCGGTCTACTTCATTGAAAAGATCGCTAAATAAGAGAACCGAAAGACGCTTGAACTCTGAAAAGAGAACAGGCGACATACTTCGGTCAGCCTCTTTCACATCCTGCTCACACTGCATGTACCGATCAACGGCGCCTCTCTCTCGTGCATCACTGCACGGAACGAGGATCTTGCCAAATAGCAACGTGAGTTGCCTGATGGCATAGATGGAATCCGTATCGGGCACAGGCAGAAGAACGCCAGTGC